TCGTCCTCGTCCTCGTCCTCGTCCTCATCCTCGTCCTCGTCCTCGTCCTCGTCCTCATCCTCGTCCTCGTCCTCGTCCTCGTCCTCATCCTCGTCCTCGTCCTCGTCCGGCTCCTCGTCCTCATCCTCGTCCGGCTCCTCGTCCTCGTCCGGCTTGTCCTGGGTGTTGTCATCCTCCTCGAGTTCGAGGAACTTTGCTGCGATGGCATCGTAAGGCAAGACATTGAATATCTTGTCCAGGCACACTACACGGCCGAGAATATCCTCCTCGTCCATTGCCTCGCGCGGACGGAAGTCGATCCTTGTGGCTTCCAGGTATGCGCGGCCTTTGTAGGCAGCCTTGCTAAAGCGAACCTTGAGCGTCCGGCCGTCGCTGGTGACATCATAGAACGCCAGGTTGTCCTCGTCGCCTTCGTCGAGTTCCTTCTCGAGCGGGGCTGCAAACTTCCCCTTGGACATGATGAAAACGGCAATGCCATCCTCATCCTCGGGGTCGATGATATTGTAGGCAACGAAACGCTGGGGCGTGAGTGCTTTGACTTGCTCCTCGTTCTCGTCCCAGTTCTTCGCCAGTCTTGTCCGCTCCTTGCAGATCGGACATGCGGTGGATCCTGATACGGAGGCCGGGCATACGAGGCTTACCTGTGTCGCGCCGACCGAATGGTGGACAGCAAAAGGATACTTATACCAGAGCACCCCAGCCTCCACTTCGTCGGGATGCTGTTTTGTGCCGACCTCGTAAGGTAGCACGTCAAGCAGGACGGAGCCGGACTTCTCCGGCGCCCATTCACGCACGCCCTTCGGCAAGTTCAGCCACAGGGATCCTCCCGCGCCGCGGTGTGCGTTTGCCCGCACCGTGTCGCGACTTGCTCGCTTACGGCTGCTCTTCTTCGTCCTTCGTTTCGCCATGTCCTCTTTCCTTCCACTGTTCAATAGATCGTAAAACTGCGAATGTCAGAAACCGTACCATTACGTAGAGTCCGAGCAGACCTGCCAGCCCAACTATTCCCCAGCTTAGGGCCAGCAGGACAATTCGCATTACCCGCCTCCTTTCCGTTTTGCTTGACGTGTTCGCTTCTTCTGCTCAACCCCCACTCGATTCTCCCGTGTCATCTGCTGTTCCTTCCACGCCTCCGCAAGGTTACGCGGGACGCTCGGCCCCGCAAAGTATTGCTGGCCGTGAAGCACGACAAGCTCCTGGAGCATCGACTTCTTCTGTTCCATTGCCCGGACGGCTTGCTTGAGCAGCTCTGCCATCCCCTTTGCCCGAAGCCACCCTACGTAGGCCTTCTGGTATCGGGCATCGACAACTACAGCTGCCGAGATGGCAGCCTCCGTTGTTTTCGTAAGCCCAAACTCCTCGGGCTTCTCGCGGCACGCAATGTTCATGCGTGCCTCAACCGTGTCTAGCTTGAGCTTGAGGCGTTCAGCCTTGCCCTGTGCTGCAATGTATTCTTCCGACCATCGAAAGAACACCTCGGCCTGGCGTGCGCATTCCACGTCCAGGGCTTCGGGGTCTATGCGCTTATCACGCTGGAATTCTTCAACGTCCATTATGCTCTCCTTTCCCTACATAATATTATCGGCTCTACCACCCGGGCATCACACGTCCTCGCCATACAGGGCCTCATAACATGCCGCAGCAAGGCCGGCAGCCTTGCTATTGTAGAACGGCTGCTCGAAGGCCAGGATGATGGAGTAGGCGTGAGCATCGGCTTTCTTGAGCAGGACGGCACGGGCATAGCCGAGCACGTTCCATCGAATCTGTTCTGGGTCGCCCTTTATATTTTTCAGGATCGAGGCGACCTGGGACCAGCTGGCTTTCTTCATCAATGCCCGGCAAAGGTCGATGCCTTCATGCTCGATTGCCAGCTGCTCTGCAACAGCCTGCTCTCGTTCGTCGGGTGCCAGGTTCGCCACCTTGTCGAGCATTACAAGCAGTGTCCGAGGACTTCCTTGGCACGCCTCGACAAGTTCGCCCCCCAGGTCCCTGGAAATGTCAAGCCCAATCTCCTCGACCGTTCGTGCAAGCAGCTTTTCCAGATCAGCAGGACTCAGGCCCGCTACTGGCATCTCGCAGCATCTCGTTCGGATTGGTTTGATGAGTTTCTCCGGCTCCGTCGTGCAGAGCAGGAAGTAGACGTGTGATGGTGTGTCCTCGAGCATCTTGAGCGCCGCGTTCTGGGCGTCGTTGGTCAACTTGTGGCACTCGTCGATCAACCATACACGACACTTTCCAACGGGGCTTAGGTGCATGGCATCCGCAATGGAACGGATGGTGTCGATGCCACGGAAGTTGGAGCTATTTACCTCCTTGAAATCCATCTCGTGACAGCGGAGGCGTCGTGCAAGAATGCGGGCGAGCGTGGTCTTCCCACAGCCGCTCGGACCGTGGAATAGAAGCGTGTGCGGAAGAGTCTTATTGTAGAGCATGTTCCGTAGGGCGGCTACCGTATTGTCGTTTCCTACAATCTGCTTGAGCCTTTGCGGCCTAAGCCGTTTGTAGAGCTCTTCGCTCATCCTATCTTCCTTGCTCTGGTGTATGCAATCATCTGCTCCTGTTCGTCCGGGTGCAATATCCAATAGCCCGACCACTCCCTTGTGCCGGGCTCCAGACCTTGCCATCCTGCCTTGTGTTCCGCCAATGTAATCCGTACTTCTTTCTTGGCAACCCAGGATTCTGTCACGGGGGCTACTTCGGCCTCGATTACCAAGGGCACACATATCCAAGGCCATGCTTTCATCAGTTTCTCAACCATGACTTCCTGCGTAAGCAGCAGATAATCGTCCACCTCCGCCTCGGGAACGTCGCTTACAATGCTATCATGGATCTGCCCAATGACCAGCGCCTTCATCTTGTTCCGCCTCAGCTCACGGAGAACGAGGCGGGACAGCGCCCAAAGCAGACAATGGAACGCAGAGCCCTGGACCGGGTAATTGATGACCTCATTTCGCTTTAGATATCCCTGGTAAAGAAACCCCGTTTTGGAGCGGAAGGAACCCTTGCGCTGATACGCCTTGAACCAATCCTTCTTCCACTGATCGTAGACTCGGAACCGCTCCTGCCAGAACCGATGTTCCACAGCCTGAATGTGCGCCTCGAACGTGCCAGGCACGGGGTCCTTTCCCGGGATACATGCGCCGCGCCGTCGGATGCCTTTTGCTTTGAGGTGCTCCCCCAGGGCGAGGCCGCTTTCTGTCACCAAGCCCATCTCGGATGTCGCGTTCCACAATGACTTGGCACAATCCACATACCAGTCACCATAAAACTGGGGGAAAACGAACATATTCTTACCACAGTAGCGTATCGGTTTTGTGACCTCCTCGGCAGCAAGCATGTAACATTCCATGGCCATGTCCCTGTGCATGTCCTTGGTCTCGTCTCTGATGTATTCGATCATCACAGGGTCTTGGTGGTAGCACGCAGCAATCCGCACCTCGATGCCGCTGTAGTCCACTTCGACAAGTTGCCGTCCTGGCCGTGGGATTATTGCCCGCCGCACCAGTTGTTTTATCCCCTCTTCTCGGACTGGGATGTTTTGGAAGTTCGGATGGTCCGACGAGGAGCGGAATGTCGTGGTGGTGTGTAAGTTGAAGAACGGGTGGAGGTATTCGTCCTGGACCTCGCGTTTGAGGCCGCGCAGATTAGTATTGAGCGCCTTTCCCAGCTGCCTCACACGCAGCATGTCACGGACAAAGGGATGGTCGATCTTGCCTAATGCCACCTTATCCGTTTTGTAGGATCCGCCAGCCGTTTCCTCGGAGCCGTCGAAGCCCATCCAGTCGAAGAGAATGTCACCCAATTGCTGCGTGCTATCGAAGTTGGTCTTGGGCCCATAAGCCTTCCGCCACGTTCGCGCTACGTCCGTCCGTTCCATCCGTGCCTGGAGGCGTTTGACCTGCCGTTCCGTGCGCTTTATGGCCGCGTCGAGATATGGGATGTCTACACGCATGCCCGCCGCCTCGATCTGTGCCAGTGCCCTTGCACCATTGTGGAGCAGCGTGTAAGCATCCTTGGAACACGGCGTGACCTGTGCTTTCATAGGGCCCTCTGCTGCATCTGTGTCTGCTGAATGTCCGCGAGCATGTACTCGAGCAACGAATCCAGCCCGTTATAAAGGAGCAGGGATTCCGTGTCTATCTCATGGATGCGGTTGAAGCCGTTTGCTGTCTTCGACTTAAGGAACCCCGAGACCTTTGATTCGTAATCCCCAATGCCAAGCTGGACATAGGCCTGGAATTTCAGCGACGTAATTCCCGGGCGGTTGTCGAGGACGTGGGCCGCAAGCATCGTGTCCCAGTGCCACCCGACAACAGGATGGCCGAGCTTTGCGATTGTCCACCGCTCCTCGAACTTGAGGTTTGAGGCAATTTTACGGAGGCCCCTGGCTCGTAAGACACGACTAAGATTTCTATGGCACTGCTCGTCGATCAACCCCGCCCATGTATTTTTGCCGTCAAGGCAGAAGGAGCAACTTACAATCCGATGCTTGGGGTTATCAGGTTTGAGGCCCGTTGCCTCGTAGTCAAACGCAAGGATGCCTTTCTCCTTGGCCAGGTCGCGGAGTCGTAGCCGGACCAGTCTTGGTTTTGTCACCCGATCCACCTGCTGTTCCAGATCCTCGAGGCGGCTGACCTGCGGCTTCTTGGCATGCAGAGCAAAGGCGCTTCGTAGATGTGCCTTGGTGAGACGGACAAGTGGCGCGTCCATTCCCGTGCGGTCGAGATACGATGGGTGATAGGTCGGGCATATCCACGCCTGGTGCAGAGCACTTGGAATCCTCCAGCCAACCCAGCGCCCCAGGTTTCCGATGTTCCTATGCCATTCCGTGCCGATCAGGCTGTGGGCTGCTGACGTGCCCAGCAGAATGACTACGTTTGGTTGGACCTCCTCAATGGTCCTCAGCAGGTTGGGACGGCACGCCTCGATGTAGCGGTCCTCAATTTTGTTTCCCGGGGGCCGGCAGATGATCGCATTGGTCTTTGTGGAATCCTCCAACTCCTCGCCGATCTCGTGGAGTAGCTTGCGGAGGACCTGGCCCGTCTGACCTATGAATTGTGTTCCTTGACGATCCTCCTCCGTGCCCGGGGCCTCGGCAACGACCAGCACTTTCTTCTTCCCGCCACCCGTCGGAGCCATGCGAGGGCTAAGGCATTGGGAAGCCAGTCCGCACCGGCCGCAGTGGGGCAGTCTGGACGGGGCTTTCTCGATGTCGTCGCGCCTCCAGGACGACTGCTGGAAGAAACCCTTTGTCTTGCTCAAAACTTCGTCCCCTCGTCGGAATCTTCCACGATGGTCGAGGCGGAGTAGTGCCTTTCAGTAGGCCAGGGCTGTCACGAACTCAATGCTTCCCTTGGCCAATTTGATCCGTGACGGGCCTACCGTAATCCGTCGTGAGTAGGTCAGGATGTCGCGGAGGAACTGCGGGTTGATATGGAACTTGAGCGCTTCCTTATTGTAAGGCACTCGCCTACGCTCGCGAATCCAGCCGCCCTCCTTCCGAGCAGTAAGGCACAACATATTGTCCTCGACAACAACCTCGACCAGGGGCAGCTCTTCGTCCTGCATAATCTCCGCTCGGCCCAGCATCTCGGACAGGATGGATGGGAGGAGCATCTTTTCTCCTCTGACCTCCAGCACGTCCTCGATGTTGTCGTGGTAATCCTCATGGTAGCAGCGAAGGCTCACTACTGCGCCGTCGTCAAGCTGGAACTGCACCCATCCCTCCTGTAAGCAGACGGATTGCAAGGGCATGCCACAGACCTTCTCAATCGTCCGCCCGGGAACACAGACCTCCGTTGGGAATCCTGTGTCAATGCGCGCTCGGAACAAGCGCGTGTTGTCCGACGCCTCGATGAGCTCTGGCGTAATGTGGACAACGGTGGTCAGGATTTCTGCGTAGTCCTTTCCGCACGTTTGCGCGGCCATCCGCAGGAGCTTGACGAACTCCCCGGGGTTGGATAAGGCTGTCCACTTGTCCGGGGCCGGGACGACATCATATGGCAGGAGGACCTCCCGAGCACACGCCACCCCCGCCTGCCGATTCTTGCCTCTGACCAGGAGCTCGCTGCCCTTTCGTTGGAGCCGGACCTCGTCGTCGGGCATCCGATCCAGCAGGGACCACAACAATTTTCCCGGGACGGCTGCTGTGAATTCTAATGGGCACGGCCCCCGGTAGCAGATCTCATCGTTGAATGTGATGATCTCCCCCCCGTCGAATATGTAGCACTTGCATTGTTCCAACGTCTCCAGCCTGCGGTCCGCCGTCCTGCCGACGTCCGCCCTGCGAAGCATCCCCAGCATCGTTTCCCGTTTGATTCTCATCTTGATGATCCTCCTCTCGCTTGCGTTGGCGCATGATCCGAAAATTGGACTTGGAATAGTCGAAGAACGAGAATAGAACGTGGTCATTCATCTTCGGGAATTGAAGCTTCCCGATCTCAGAAAGCCCGCCTACCAGATAGATAATCATGTAAAGAGCCCCTTCTCGGGTGGTTGAAACTCAAAGGGCCACGGCCACTTTGGAACTATCTCTTCAATCTTGTGGTAGACAAGAAGATTTACGTCCAGGCGAGCCGCTTGGTAATTCACGACCCCGCGCTCCTCACAGATTTCCAGAAGGCCCGCCTTGTCCTCGGTAGGCCTTGTAACCCAATGCTCATCCCCCTGCAACTCGTAGTCCATTGGTCGGGGTTCGAAGCGGCTCTTCCCCAATGGCACCCCAATACGTTCAAGAAACAGGAGCACTGCTTGCCGCTGTGCAATCCCCATGGTGCGAATGTGTCGGTGAGGGGGTGCTGGGCGGATGGTGCGCGCGGTCATGGATGTTAGGTATGGATGGAGCCAGTCGTACTTGTCTTTTGTCACGGGCCGAGGCATGAGGATAGCGCCGAATCGGGCCTGGTCGAGCCACGTCTTGGCATCGACGCTATACCATGGGTAGCGATACATGAGCTGAAAGGAGCCTACAGCAAAACCGTGGACCTTGACGACGGGCATTCCACTACTGTCCGTTAGGTAGCGTGCCCAGATACGGTCGAGCGGGAGCTTGAGAACTGGGACAGGGTTCGGCACAAGCCCCCCGATACATAGGTAGTCGTAGCCCTCGTCAAGGTATCGGACAAGCCACCCAATGTCCGTGCCGTAATGCCACACCGGCAGGGGCTTCAGTCCATAGCCCTCGAGGTATTTTTGATTCTCGTAAGTCAACTCCGCGCTCCCCATCACGTCCAGGCTTGCGTAGGTCTCGAAGCATCGTCGGTAGCGAAGCAGGAACTTAGCGTAGGCTTCCCGATACTCACGATACTCCGGCGTATGCACGTAGGAGAAGTCGCTCGTGTGGCTACGTGTGACATGCACCCCAAGCTTGTTCTTCATGCTGGCAGTGCTCGCGATCTTCCGGCTGAGGCGATTGAAAAGGGCGGGCGCGCCGCAGTCAAAGAAAATCTTCACGGCCATGTCTGTCCTCCCCGCTTCAGCACGTGCCATGAGGTCTCTGTAAGGCCCGCATCTGACCCATACCCGTCACAACGAGCCCCGCCTGTGTGTGTGGACGTGTCATTCATTCGTGCCGCCGCTACTTCCCTATAAGCCGCAGGAACTCGGCCCGGACTTCCGCTTTATCGAAGCAGCCCCGAAGGCTGCTTGTGACCATTCTGCTGTGCTGCTTTTGGACGCCTCGGCTGGTCATGCAGAAGTGGGTGGCCTCAAGAACACAGCCGCAGCCTTTCGGCTTGAGCTCGCTCTGCAGGACCGCGGTGACCTGTTGCCCAATCCGCTCCTGGATCTGCAGCCGCCGTGTAAACACTTCCAGGAGCCGCGCCAACTTGCTTACCCCAACGACCCTGCCATCTGGAATGTAGCCGATATGGGCATGGCCGTAGAAGGGCATGATGTGATGCTCGCAGTGGGAGTAGAACTCGATGTCGGACAGCACTACCATCTCGTTGCAGGCCCCGTCCTCGAAGGTCTTGAGCACCCCATGCGGATCCTGCGAATAGCCTACGAACAGCTCTTCTGTCCAGGCTCGTGCAACCCGGTCCGGGGTCTCAGCAAGCCCTTCTCGCTGCGGGTCCTCGCCTATGTATTCCAGCAGGCGCGAGATGTTGTTCTCAATCCCCGTCTTGTCATCGGGCGTTGCGCGCTCCCAGGGAAACGAGACCCACGAGACCCGATCAGTGAAGTCCGCCTTATTGAACAGCGCGACAAACGGCACGCCAGGATGCTCGATAGCGAGGTCGTCTCGTGTGGCGCCCGTTGCGATGATGTCATCCACAACCAGCTCGGCGAGGTCCGGGGACTCAACGAGATGGGGTCGAACGTCACAGCCCAGGACCAACTGTCGGGCCAGAGCCTGCGCTGCAAAGATGCCCCCACGAGGCACGCCATACAAGGCCTCGGGCACGCCGCGCTTATTCTCATCTGCGATTTCCATAAGGTCAAAGGCAACCGTGTGTGCGGCCTGCTCGACGTCTGTCCATGAGAGCTCTCTGTGCGAGCGCATCTATCCTCCTGCCTGCTGCTGTTATGTGGGAGTAGAATGTTGGGTGCCCCGGTCGGAATGGCGTGGACCGGGGCACCCGGAGGAAGGCCCGGGTGAGGGGCCCTCAGCTCTTTCTCGCTACCCTGTCCAACTTCTTGCCGTCCTTGACGAGCAGGAAGGAGCAACGATTCTTCTCGTCCGTGCGGCAGGCCCAGTTGAGGTAGGTCTGCATCGTGTTCGCGCAGCCGCGGTCCCCGCGCGCCTTCTCGAGACGTGCCATGAGCACGGCGCGTTTCAGGGGAAACGTTCCGCGCAGGACCACCTCCTGGAAGACGGTTGCGAGGCTCTTCTCGCCCTTCCACTTCCTGCGCTCGCCCGGCTTCGCCTTGGCCTCCGGCTTGGCCTTGGCCTTCGGCTTGGCCTCCGGCTTGGCCTTCGGCGCTGCCTTCGGCTTGGCCTTGGCCTTCGGGTCCTCATCCTCGTCCTCGTCCAAAACCTCATCCTCATCCTCGTCCTCGTCCAAAACCTCATCCTCATCCTCATCCTCGTCCAAAACCTCATCCTCGTCCAAAACCTCATCCTCATCCTCATCCTCGTCCAAAACCTCACACTCTTCACTCAGGCATCCGTCCAAAACCTCGTCCTCATCCTCGTCCTCGTCCTCGTCGGCACTGTCGATCATGTCTTCCGCTTCCAGCCAGTCGAGCTGGGCACAACTCAGATCTTTGAGAACGGCATCCACCTTGTCCCAGTCAGGGTCCTTAATCTTCGCTTCGAGCCTTGCTTTGAGTTTCGACGTTGCGGTGCGGCCGTTGACCTCGACACCCAGCGCCTCCAGAATGCTCGTGACCATCTTTCTGTCCGCTGCCGACTTCTTGCTCGCAGGCATCCTTCCGCCTCCTATCTGGTGGAAATGTGTATGTGTGCCTTCTGGCACAAATTATTATCACGCTCCTGGCACAAGGATCTCCTAAAATCTCAACGGATTCCCAGGATTTTGTGCAACTGCACGCTAAGGCGCCACCCCGGCCATTTCTGGAGGACCCGCAACACCTCGTCCACATTCGTCGTGCCGTCCGGCCGGGTCAGGGGCTGAAGGAAGTGGTGGGTAAATCGCCTATATGCTTTCCAACCCTCCATCAGTCCTACGTAGTTGCCCACGACAACGACTTTTAGCTCCAGCGTAGCGGCAAGCGGGAACATCCACTCTGCCTGTTTCGTTCCCCCGGGGAGCTCCTTGGGGCCAATCGTAATGCAATGGAAGACCGACGGCATTGGGGGAAGCCCCAGCGTCCCGTTGGTCTCGATGTGTAAGGGGAACCCCATGGACGAAAGGAGAAAGACGAGGTCCTCATCCAGCTGAAGCAACGGCTCGCCCCCTGTAAAACAGACAGGAGGTCGGGGAAGAGATGAGGGACAATGTGCGCCATTCCATCCGCCCACGTATGCAGCGTCGAGGACCTCGTTCAGGATTTCCTCATCAGCCATAAATCGTCCACTCTGGTGCTGGGTATCGCACCAAGGACATTCCAGGTTACAGCCGGAGAACCGAACAAAAACCATGGGCGTCCCGGCAAAGGCGCCCTCGCCCTGGACGCTGAAGAAAATCTCGTTGATTTGATAACGCTCTGCCATTCTGGCCTACTTTCGTTTCCGCAGATTGAATGTGTCCTGACGCAGCTTTCCGTCTTTTGTTCTCGTCCTTTTCCTTCTCCGCAATGTGGAAGCCATTGGGTCCTCCAGGCGCTCGCGGGCCATCTGGGTGTACTCCGGGCTCAGGTCGATGCCGATGTAATCGCAGCCCTCGCGACGGACGACCACGCCGCAGCTGGCCGTCCCCGAGAACGGGTCAAGGACGATGCAGCGGCCGGTGTCGTCGTCATGCTCGCAGGTGGGGCGGTAGCAGAGGACGGTGCGCCCGCTCAGCCGCGCCATGTGCTCCTCGATGCTCGCCTCCTGCCCGATCTCGCGCCCCTGGTCGGGATGGTCTGCCGGCAGGTACGAGCGGAGCCCCCAATACGGCGGGCTCGTCACGACGCACTGGACGCTCGCCTCCGGGAGCGCCGCCAGCACGTCCACGGCATCCCCGCAGTAGAGCCGCGCGCCGGGCATCTCGACGTCTGGTTTCATCGCATCATCCTCGTCACGGGGTCGTTGTCCCCGGGTCACCACGGTCGTCAGTATCGCGCCGGTGCGCACGCGGTGGCGCCGTAGCCTCCGCCCAACTCGTCTCCGTTTCGTGGACTCGCACCCGTTCCACACGCACCCCATTGTCCTTGGACATGACGCCATGTTCTACCTCGACTGCCAGCGCCTTCTGGACGTGCCCAAAGATGAAGGCAGCCATAACTTCGGCTGTGGGATTGCAGGGGAACTCGACAACCTTGTGGCAATCCGGAAGCTCCGAATTATGGAGGAGCGACGTGGGCAGGATAAGCGCGTGGTCCCATTCCTCGACAACCTGCGCCAAGGCTTTGCTTATCAGACCGAAGTCCAGGACCATCAGGTCGGGGTTGAGGCATCGAGACGCCAGCACAACATCCACTCTGTATGAGTGGCCGTGGATGCTCTCGACACACGCCTTGCTATATGCACGCTCCAGCTGGTGGGCCGCCTCGAACCGGATGGTTTTGCAGACACGGAATGTGCATTGTATTTCTGCGGTTGTGCTAACTCCCATGAGCGTCGCTCTCCTTGCGTCTACGGGGCTTTGTCCCCTTGACGTGTCTTTGCGCCTTCCCATCCCGTTCCGTTCGAGCACGGGCCGCTTTCGGCCTCTTAGCCGTCTCCTTGGGCGTAACAGCCTCGGGACCCGTCAGCCGTCCCGGCCTGTAGGGATAAAGCGGACAAGAAACGTCCGTGCAATGTGCAACCTGTCGCCCCTCCCAGCCGAAGCATTCCATGCAAAAGCTTTCCATTGCTGCCTTTCGGCTGCGTCCGCGCATGGCCTCCCGATACCGTCGGCGATAAATAGACGGCATCGCTTGGAGTTTCCTCCGCACCGCCTTTGGCAGCAACTCGTCTGCCCCGCGTAGTTTTGGAACCTTCGCTTTCTTCCCGGCCTTTGCTTTTGCCACGAGCGTCTTCTCCATTCCTGTCGATTTCCGACACATTATTATCAGCCCCGCCAACGGGCCTTGCCGTTCTAACTGCGATTTCACCCCGCCTAAACCTCGGCACGTCCTGGATGCGGAAGCCCCTCCGAGGTCGCGACCTTCCGGGACCCGGAGAACCCCGGCACGTCTCGTGCATGTCACAGCACGGCGCCGCAACAGTAAGCCCTCCCGAGGGTGGGGCATTGTCCAACGTAGAGACAACGGTGTGCCAAGAAGGGGCTCTCGCGCAGCACGATCCAGTTGAGCCGCATTACCTGCGCCTGCTTTTCGGGGGGCGTCTGATTGAGCCCAAGCACTCCTGTGCAGTGGGCTTGCTTGCGCTTGTCCTCGGAGAAATTTCTCATGCTCTGGGTCACCTGCTCGTAGCTCGCGGCGTCAGCTTGCGTAGGCACGAGGACCAGGGCGTGATAGTCCTGACTCAATCTCCGCAACGCCATCCAGGTCTCGTTGATTCGATCCCGCCCCACCTGTCGTGCATCTTCGGGCGCCAGGATGTCGGCGTAGTCTATTACGATCACGTCCGGGACAAAATCCCGCGTCCGCTGCCAGGTCTGTAGGATCGTCGTAATTCCCGCCACGTTGATGCTGCTATTGGAATGGACGCTACTCATTAGGTATGGCCGATTCGCGGGGATGCCGCACCCGCGGAGGAATCGACGGACGGCACGCAAAGACCCGGCATAGGACACCGGATGTCGGCAGATCTTGTGCCGCACCTCCACAGCGAATGGCGGGGCCCCTTCATCATCTCCCGTGTCCGCCCGCTCGATGCCCACCGGCACGGCGACACGGCCGCACTGCGTCTTCCACAGGGGACGGCCCGACAATCGGACTCCCATCCGCTTCATCAACTGCCCCTCGCTCAGGTCGCCTACCTGGAAGAACGCAACCTTCTTTCGGTTCCGAAGCGCCCGCATAACGAACTCGACACACCACCAGGTTTTCCCCCGCTTCTCAGGACCCTGTATGGCGATAAGGCTGTCACGCACAAGCGCGGGCCCGAGGAACTCGCCTGCCTCCCCGGGGAACGAGAGCATGGCATCAGGGGGCTCTGCAAAGGCCCGCTGCCATGGCGCCTCCTCGCCGAGCAAGTCGAATCCTGCTTCCGTCTCATACCCGACCTGGTGGAACTCCTCGATGCTCTCGGCTATGCGTGCCACGTCGCCTTCCAGTAGCGCCCATTCCAGTCCGTCGCGAAGCGCTGTGGCCTTGCGGAGAGTTAGGAACGTACTTAGCTCGTCGAGGAGGAATGGCACGTTCTGATCCTCGCCATCCTCATACTGATCCGAGAGCTCGCTGAGGAATCCGTGCAAGGCATCCGCGTGGTCGTCCTCCTCCCCCTGCTTTGCTGCCCAGGCAAGATACAAGGACTCGATATGGCGCTTGGGTGCGCCGCCATACTGCTGGAAATAATCGACACACCATCTCACAATCTGCTGCGCATGAGGTGTTGCGAATAGGGCGGCATCGAGAATGGGGGTTGCAGCAGCCAGGAAGTTGTCGCTTACAATCATTGCGGTAAGGAGCCGTCGTTCCGTATGCGTTTCTACTGGTTGTCGCTTCACAGAACCTTCTCCTAATTACATTCCGAGACCTTCCTCGTCCTCGTCTGACAATTCGCCGCCATCCCTGATCTTGTAAGCAGGAGGTTGTTCTCCTGTGTCGTCCTGCAGCTCGCGGCGCATGGCGGCTTCCAGCTTGACGAACTTCCCGCGAAAGGACCCCCCACTAAATGCTTGTGGGATGAACTTTCCCGGGTTCGGGAACTGGGAAGCATACCACCTCAGCACGGCTCGGATTCTCGTAATGGCAACCTTGTCCCTGGCATGAAGAAGCCGGAGCTGATTCGCCCAGTCCCGTAGGTGTCGTGTTCTATCCACTTTGGTGTGCTCGAAAACCGCGTGGTGTAGGAGCTCTGCGAGGTGCTGCCAGCGTGCATGGATATGGGAATGGCATCTACGAGAACGAGTTTGTTGTGGAGGAATGTTGGTATCAGGTTTTTTCAGTTGCAACCTACGTCCAGGTAAGGGGGCCTTACGGGGCCCTAAGGGGCCCCCGTATAGGCCCCACCCTTCACGGGGTATAGAATTAGAGTACGGCGCGCTAGAACAAGTGACGTTGAATCCGAGGTTCCAACTGACAATTAGTTGCCGGGGATTCTCGCCTCCCACACCGATGTCAACGAGAAGCCGTTTCTTCAGGAGCTGTCGAATCTTCTGCTCCATCCAAGCGTCCGTTGCTCCCATGAGAACCGCGAGGTCAACATCGGTCAAGCAACAGCCGGAACTTGGGGGCTCGTCCATGGCATCAATGAGCGCGAGGAGCCATCCTTCTTGTGTCGTGATCTTCCCGACCTCCACCATGGTGAAAAGCTGGGCGGGAATCGTTGCGTGACGGTAGGGATGTTCACCCCTCATTGTGCCCTCCCATTCCAAGATTGTCCATTACCTGCCGCGCTATTTCTGGTGACATATCACCGGGGTCTGTGCGGAGGTCCGTGATGAGTTCTGTCTGGCCGTTGAACATGCCGAGCCATGCGGCCAGGTGTTCGGCTTGTGCCTGGGCAACATGACCAGGGTCCAGCATGATGTATCGCTTCTCGAAGCTCCGCAGGATGTTGGCCTGCCCGACTTTCCATCCAATGCCTAATAGCGCCACTGCTCCTGGGCCGAGGCGCCAGACATCTGTTGGCCCCTCGACGACCACGACGCTTTCTCCCGGCACCTTGTCGATGCCGTAAAGGATGGAGCGAGGGTCCTGTCGGATGTCCTCGTGTCCTGTCATCCGATACTTGGGCCGCATGTCGTCCTGGATTGTCCGTCCTAAGTAGGCCGTGACGTGCCCTGAGGAGTCCCGAACGGGCGCAACGATACGCCATGCCCACAAGCCTCCGCTTGGGCCACACCCTTGTAGATCCCAGGTATGGGCAAGTGTTGGCGGATGGAAGGATCGCTTTTCCAGGTATCGTGTGTGCTGGAGCCTGAGCACGCCGAGGTTGGGCGGGATGGGACAGGAGCGCCTCCTCACCCCTGTCGTGACCTCAGGGGCGGTGGTAAGGGAGGGCGGCCCATCCCGCCCGGTGTCCTGGACGATGAACGGCTGGACGGCCCGGAGGGTTGCGGCCTTCGAGGACGTGTTTAGCAGGGCGGCCAGGGTGTCAAGAGACTTGTGTGTGCCACACCGCCAGCAATGGAATACGCTGGTTTCTATGCTGTAGCCCATGTGCAGCCCGGATGTGCCTCCCGCACAGAACGGACAGTTGACTTGTATCCATCCCTGGTGGGCATGATGGTGCTCTCCGGCTTCGGCGAAGTCGATGCTGTAGCGTCTGCACAGGCGGGGGAGGTCAATTCGCATCTGTGCCTCTGTCCTCGCCGTCGAACGCTTGGAGAAAGGACATGACGGCCGTCCTCATACTGATGTTTCGTTTTGCGCACGCGGCCTTGAAAGCAGCCTTTGTCGAGAGCGGGACTTTGTGGATGAAGAAGGCGCACGTTTCCTCTGCCGCCTCCCCGTCGGGTTTCGGGTAGGGGGCGGGGGGAAGTGTCTCAGGGGTGGGTCTCATTGCTCTTCTCTCCTCATTGAGTCGAGTAGTAGGTGGGTCACGTTTGCACGAGCACCGTGGCCATCCAGAATTCCGTTGACGATGTTTCGCTTCTTCTGCACAATGGCGAGCACTTTCTCCTCGATGGTCTCCAATCCAATCATGTAGTAGATGAGGCACCGGTCTGCCTCCTGGCCGATTCGCAGTACGCGGTCCTCGGCCTGGTCGTGTTCGGCTGGCGTCCAGCCCAGCTCCGCGAATAGGACGGTACTGGATGCCCGTTGCAGCCCGTCCAGCCCTGTTCCGGCAGCCTGTATGTTGCCAAGGAACACACGGCACCGCTTATCGCTTCTGAAAGCCGCTATTTCCGCCTCACGCTTGTCCACCGGCGTTGCCCCCGTGATTACGGCGGCTGCTGGGAAAGTGTCGTGTAGGGCTCCAATGATCGAGCGATGACGCCCGAACACGACGAGCTTTTCTCCTGTCTCTTCCAGCCAGTCTTTGATCCATGTCTTGAGGCTCTGAAGTTTGCCCTCCGCTGCCAGGCGCTTCAGCTTGCCGAGTCTGACGAGATGTTGTGCGTTAGCTGCACGCCTCGCGGCTTGCTTTCCACCCACCTTGGCGAGCCAGCGTAGGAAGTGTTCCCGGGCCTCGATGTATTCGGCCCGGTTGTCGATCTCGACGGGCAAGGTCACACGAGTTTTTTGTGGCAGCTCCTTTAGCACCTCCTCCTTCGTGCGGCGAATCATGTATGGCCCCACCCGGCTGCTGAGTTCTCCTACGTGGCTCGCGCCGCGGAAGTCCCAGCCCCGGCCACGGAACCCAGGCTTGGGGTCACAATAAGCCATTGCGTATTTCCAGAAGGAGGTGAAATCCCGTGGAGCAATCATGTTGAGCACCGGGAAGAATTCTACGGGCCTGCTCAAGATCGGGGTGCCTGACAAGGCGATGACGTTGGGACATAGGCGCGCCAATTTCTGGCAGGCTTTCGTGCGCTTGGCCGCTCGGTTTTTTACGTAGTGGCACTCGTCGATGATGAGCGCGCGGGGTTTCCGGTCGCCCAATGTCGTCGTCCACCAGGCCAGGATTGAGTAGTTGATGATCCATACCTGGCCGTCTGGATTGTGTGGCGTCCGGCCCACCAGCATTGTGACCGCAATGTTTCCATACTGCTGACATTCCCGGCGCCAGTGATGCTTGACGCTGGCGGGACATACGATGAGCGCAGGCCGGGCCTCAGGATGCCGGACCAGCCATGCAATCGCCTGTAGCGTTTTGCCCAGCCCCATGTCATCCGCAACGAGGGCCCGGCCTGCGCGCCGCTCGATGAACCTCACACCACGACGCTGGAACCGCCGCAGGATGGATCGCCAGCCTCGTATGTTCGGAGCCATGTCTCCACCTCCGTCCAAGCCTTTTCCAATTGTGCGGCGTCCCACCGCAGCTGCTCCGTTAGGTAGCCCCGCACTGCGCGCCGTCCTCGTGCGCGGGTTAGCACAGTCACGTCCTCCGCAATCTCGGCGGGCGCACACAATATTATTGAGACGAGCGTGCGGGCCTCCGTTGTCAGTTCCGAGATGATGTGCATGAGCCGGCTGCCTGCCGATGTTGGCGACGGGGAAGTATTGACC